TGAGGCCGCAAGGGCATGGGGCAAAGAGGCAGAGGCAATGCTTTTAGACTGGTTCCAGATCTGCTACGTTGACGGCAAAAATTGGTGGGAGGGGCTGAGACTCGAGAGCACAGCCATCGACCGGGAGGGCGACATGCTGACGGTCCTAACTACGGCAGCCAGTGGCTACCCGCAACTACAGCAGGTGCCATGGCACCAGGTGGGCAGCCGCGAAGAAACTGAGTACGTCCGCGAGGGGCTCTATAAAGGCACGCGCATTTACAACGGCGTGATGCTTAATGGAGCCAACCGAGCCGTTGCATATCGCGTGCTTGGTGCAGCCGCTGACGGATCCGAGGACCGCGACATTCCAGCGCAGTCTGCAATGCTTACAATGGATCCCCGCGAGGTGGATCAGATCCGGGGAATCTCCTCATTTGCTCCAGCCATTCGCGATTTACTGGCATTCAAAGATCTTGGTGACGACATTCAAGCCGCTTCCAGAATGGCTGCCAAGATTGGGCTTTTGGTGACTAACCAAGAAGGATTGGCACAGCCTAACGACGCGCTTTATGCGTTGTCTGATACCGTGCCGCAAAATTGTCCGCCTGGACTTCGCATCACTCCCATGCAGGGAGGCCGCATTGAGTACATGCAGGCCGGTGCAGGCGAAAGCATCACGCAGTTGGAGGCATCAATTCCAACAGAAGCGCAGGACCGCTTGCAAGAGCGCTTGATCCGCAATGCGCTTTTGGCAGCGCAGTGGCCGCCAGAGTTTGGGTGGGATATGAGCAAACTTGGTGGCGCATCTGCCCGCATCATTCTGGAGCAGGTCAACCGCGTCACGTCTGAACGCCATGCCTATCTTTCAGGGTTCTGCAAACGCCGGTGTGCGTATGCCATCGCCAAGTTTATTGAATTGGGAATGCTTCGCCCATATCCCGGACCGGATGCAGCTCGCGGCGGTGCCTATCAATTTAGATTTACGGAAACTCCGAGACTTACTGCCGACAGCGGCTATGCTAACCGCGACGCTATCGAAGCCTATCGCGCCGGGATGCGTAGCATGACCGATATTTTGGCAAGCGGATCCAAAACCCTTGAAGAGCATCTAGACGAGGTGGAAAACGAAGAACTGGAGATTCAGAAACGCGCCAAGCGCTCGGGATTATCTCGAGACGTTTTTGGGATTCTGACTCCCAACGGAAACCCGCAACTTACCACTCCAAATGAAGTTTAAACGCATCCTCGAGGCCGTCTATGCCAAACCGTGGAACATCACTCCCGGTGGGTACAACGCGGTTAAACGCCTTGTCGAAAACCGCCTCAATGGCCACGAGATGGAAGACATGATGGAAATGGCGTCTGGCCGCGAGGAGATGGAGATTGACGGCCAAGGGATTGCGCACATTGACGTATGCGGCACGCTGGTGCGGTACGCGACACCGCTCGAGGCCTGCTGTGGCGCTTACTCTTATGAGTGGCTGGAAGAAGACATTGAGTCTGCCATTGAAGCGGGATGCCGAGGCGTGATGATCGAGTTTGACAGTCCCGGCGGATCTTGTGAAGGCAATGCCGAGTGTGCCGACATTGTCCAAGACTTGGCAAAGAGCGTGCCGGTGATGGCGTACTCCGACTCTCAATGTTGCTCGGCAGCTTACAATCTGGCCGCGTCATGCTCGATGATCTATGGCTCCATCGGATCCGTTTGGGGCTCAATCTCCACGATCATCCCCTGGGTAGATGAGTCTGCCATGTGGACCGCTGAGGGCATGAAGTGGGATCCAGTCACCAACGCCGAGGGCATCCTCAAGGGCGCAGGCATGGGACCATCGCTGACGGCGGCGCAGCGTGCCAGTCTCCAGCAGCTCGTGCAGGACAGCTTTGAATTGTTTAAGGCTAATGTGACGCGCAATCGCGCAGTGCCCGATGAGGCTATGACCGGAGCCGCTTACGTTGCACCTCGCGCCATCGGCTACAAATTAATTGATAAAATAGCAACGGAAAAGGTTGCATACGACAAACTGGTGAGTATGCTGCGCTAGTCTGTTGTTCATTCGTGCTTGTTTCGCGCCCGGTGGGTATCCCCTGCCGGGCGTTTTTCTTTACGCCGCAAGCATAGGTATGGATCTACCATCCAATCTACACGACGCGCTCTCAGCGCTTCAGGCCGCCCGCGCAGACGTGGCAGCTCTGGAATCTTTAACCGCTGAACACGCACTCGTCGTGGAGGCACTCTCTGCAAACAAAGCAAAAGTCTCTGAACTTTGCGAAGCCATCACAAGGGCTGACGCAGACCGTTTGGCACTCGCGCAAGAACTGGACGCACTCAAGGCAACGCAAACAGACGCAGCCGCCAAGGCAAACGTCATCGTCGCATCTTTGGGCGTGGAGCCGGTGGCGATCCAGTCTGAACAAGCGACCGTTGTAAAATCCTCAACGGAACTTTGGGCTGAGTATAACAGCCTCTCAATTTACGAGCGCAACGCGTTTTACGCGAAGCACAAAAACACTCTCAGCAAGTAACTAACCCCAACAACCATACAAAGTTATGTCTAACACAATCGCGGGGGTGAACCTCGCTGCAGTAGCTCAAGAGTCCCTTCCTGCGTTGCAAAACATTTTTGCACCGCTCAACGCCATCACGGTTGACTTCAGCGCAGACATCTCTGCCGCTGGCGCTTCTGTCACAACTCGCTACCCTGTCAAACCAACGGCGGTAGATCTCTCTGGTGGATACTCTCCCCAGGGCGTTGAGACTGTTGCCAAAACCATTACGCTTTCCAACTTCTTTGGGTTCCCTTATGGGTTCAACGATTTGGAGCGTTCCAAGTCTGCCATCGACCTGAACCAGCTTTTCGTCGAGCCCGCTTTGCAGGCCACCGGCGCAAAGGTGTTCGGTGATCTCTGGAATCTGGTAACGTCCAGCAACTTCAACAGCGTGGGCATCAATGCAGGCAACTTTGACCGTAATGACCTTGCGGACTTGCGCGCCACATTGAACCAGGCTGGCGCTCCTCAAATGGGCCGCGCTGTGGTGCTGAATCCTAGCTACTTTGCCAGCTTGGTAAAGTCGCTGAACAGCGCTGAGTTCCCAGGCTTCATCCGCGAGAAAACGGAAGGCTACATTCCCCGCGTTGCTGGCTTTGATGTTTACGAGTCCGACCTCGCAGACGCCAACGGCCAAGGCTTGGGTGGCTTTGTGTTCCACAAATCCGCGTTGCTTATGGCGGCCCGCCGCGTTGACGCTTCTGGCGCATCGCAGATGGGGACTGAGATCGCTGACGTTGTTGTTCCTGGCTTGAATCTGCCTGTGCAGTTCCGTCGGTTCTACGACAACCTTGGTGGTTCCCTGAACTACTCCTTTGGTGTGCTTTACGGCGTGCAGGCCGGACGCACCGAAATGGGCATCCGCATTGTCGCTGAGTAATTAATTGCACATGGAGCGGGTGGCTGCAATGGCTGCCCGCTCCTTTGCACATCTATTATATGCCAAAACCGATCTCAGTAATTATTCAAAATCAAGCCATTGTCGCAACGTATACCGACTACGACATGGCCGTTAAAGAGTTTCGCGCAATGTCGCCGGACTCTGGCGAACTCAGTCTGCACGTCCTTAACAGACCGGATCGCCAAAAAGGCAAACCGCTTGTCGTCAAAGACGTGCAACCGGCACCGCAACCGGCACCAAAACGCAACCGCGAACGATTAATCTGATGTCAGACTGGCGCGACATAACCAACGCAGCAATGGGTGACGCTCTCGGCTACATGCAGGCTGACAGCGTGACCTACGAAGGCGTGACTGTCGATTGCGTGGCAAATGAAAAGACATCGGACCTTTTGGCTATGGGTGGCTACGAACAGCACTTTGCAGGCTTCGTGCGAGTACGTAGAGAAGGCTTTCCATCGCCGGTAAAAGGCGTGCGTATTACCGTTAATGGCACCGAGCGACGCATCACGTCTTGGGATGAGGATCCCATCTCTTGGAAGATTTACTTGGAGGATGTCACACGATGATTGACGGCATCTTAGCGCAGGCCATTGCAACAGCCATTAGCGGCGCATTCCCTAGCGTGTACATTGGGACACCGCAGGACAATGACAGCATCGCAATGCCTGCGATTTTGATGCAACTGCGTTCTGATTTTGTAGTCGGCTCAACACTTGAGCGCGGCACGCTGACAATCAATGTTTGTTCGCAGGCCGACGACACAACGCCAGCAGAACATGCTCAATTTTGTTTAGATGTCGCCACCTTTATGAGGACGCTTTCCATCACGTCTGACGTTGTGCAGTTGGATGGGCTGGTGACGGCCAGCGCTGACGAGCAGCACGCCGAGCGCCACTGGCAAACGCCTCTCGTTTACAC